AATCTTCTTTATTATCACAGAAGAAACTTTCAATTAATACTGCTGTAGGCTTTGAACTATTTAAGATATATAATCTTTTATCTAATTTAGCACCTCTATTTTTAAATACTGTACCTAGTTTATCACATATTCTAGTTGCATACTCTAAGCCTTTATTACTATAATATAGGACTTCTGAACCTTTACCTTGACCGTTACTTGCATTTAAATGTAACTCTATAAGTAAATCATATCCTCCACTATTAACTCTAGGTATTTTATAAGACTTTTCTTCATTCTTAGTTTTAAACTGCTTTTCTGGGCATATTATTACATCTACCTTATGCCCTTCTTTTCTAAATGTATCTGCTAATACTGGTGCAAGAGATTTGTTGTATTGATACTCGTTAACTACTCCATCAGCAGAAGTACATGCTCCACTTTTTAAAATACTGTGTCCTACTGTTATACATATTTTCATTATTTATTTTCCTCCTTCAACTGTTTGTAAGTTTGGTTTATACCTATTGATATACCCCAACAAATCACGCCTTGTAAGACTGCAACAGGACTTAGTCCTAACATCCAAATAGAAAATCCTATACCAAGTATTAATAACACTACTGGAATATATTTGTTATCTAGTTGCTTATACTTCTTACAGCCCTTACCTATAATAGAGAGAGCAGCTACTAAAATTAGCAACTGCTCTGGTATAAAACTTATTAAATTATCCATCTCTTATCCTCCTAATTAATTAAAATATTCCTCTTTGAACTGCAAATATAAAGAACCCTACAAGTGTTGTAATCATTGTACCAATTAGCCATTTGAGCATACTTGTAAGTGAGTTTAGATTCTCACACAATGCTTTTAACTCTGCTTTAGACTCTATATTTGCTATTTTTAATTCGTCTATTTCTTCTCCATGTTTATTTATTCTTGTTTCATGTCTTTTTAAATCTGCTTCGAAAAGTTCTTCATTCATGAAAACCTCCTAATTTTTGAATTAAAAAAGACTATGCTATATAGTCCTCTCCTACAATTTCTTTATATTCACTTGCTGTTATCTTATTCTTTTCTACTGCCGTTTTAACTTGCTCTTTAGTCCAATTACCATTATTATAGAAATCTGTTATTATCTTGTACCAATTCATTTATATCACCCCATTTGACATTAATTGAAATGTTAAATCTGCTATTGTTTGTTCTGTAGAATTTACTTTGTCTTCTATGCTACTTTTAATATCTGTATATCTATAGAAAACCTCTTTAGTATCTATATTTATAAATAACTTTGTTTCTTTATTTTCTGTGTATTTTGGTGTTGGTAATTCCTCTATCAAAATACCTTGTTTTAAGTTTTCCTCCGATAACAAATTTGGTTCATAGTGTATCATACCAACATATTTTATATTTTGTTCTTCTGTATCCATTAAATTTCCTAAATAAATCATAATGATTCTCCTTTCTCATCCGAATAAACCTTTTTTGACAATATATTTCTAAAAATTCCACTACTAATAAAGAAAACTATATCATTTATTACAAACATACCAGCACTTGGGTATGTTTCAGTAAGTTTTCGGTAGCTGTCGATACGTTTAAGAGTATTTAAACTTATTTTTACAAAAGGACTACTAGAAAGCGAATATATAGCATATATATATCCATTATATATATCAAAATTGTCATATTTGCTATCGTCTGAATACACAATTAAATTTAAATTTGCGTCATATTTTACTAAAGCACTTTTTTTGTTGCTATCAATTTCTATACCTCTTTCTGCATCAGATGCAATAACAAAATCATTTAAAAACTTAATGTTTTTCATATGCAAATATCCTCCAATTCTAAAATCTTTAGCAATGGCAAAATCAAAATTTATTTTAGATAAATGACATGTTGTAATACTACTTGAATTTGAGTGTTCTGTTGTAGCATAAATAGCATTCTTATTGCAAACAAACTTACCTCCTTTAAAATTGTAAATACCATTAGAAACTAAATTTTTAGTTAACATTATATACATATCAGATATTCTAATTTTATGAAGTGTAGAAGAAGTCTCATCTCCATATACTCCATAAATAAATTCCCCATAAGTACATAACTTATAATAAGCACCTTCTATTGACTGCACTTCAATTCCTGTTGTCTTATTTATTTTATATAATTTAGTATTGTCAGATATAAATAAATACTCTTGTGTAACACAGATACATGAGAAGTTAGCATTAGCTAAAGTAATGTCAAAAACTACTGTTTCATCAATAGCATTAATTTTAATTAGATGAGTTTCTTTAATTACATAAAAATATGGTTCTTCATATTCAAAAGTTTTGAAGTTCCCACTACATCTTTCAATATATTTTATAGCTCCATTTGTAACTAAATACGGATAGTTATTTGAAAGTGTTGTTTCTCTTAAATCTAATCGCCCCTCTTTTATATCAATTTTATTCTTTATTTCTTCCCATGTATCGCTTGTAGTAACCTCTGCACCTTTGGAGTTTAATGCTGTTACTACATTATTTTTAGCATTAACTCCACTTTGAAAAACCTCTTTTAATGCTCCTTCTACATTATCACTTGTAAAATTATTCTCTGTATCTTCTATAGTTACATTCTTTGCTTCTAATACAAGATTTCTAACTTTATTAACTAACTCTTTAAAAGTCATTTAGTCACCTTCTTTCAATAAAAAAAAGAACCTACTACGCTGTTGGTTCTATTCCTTCTACTACTCCACTATTTTTTATAATATAATCCTCTACTGCTTTTCTGTATTCTGTGTTAGTTACATCATCAAGTTGAAACTCTCTATTTTTCAAAGGGTTTAACCCTCCATTTAATATTCTTTCTGCTAATATTCTTACCACAACATTATTTATATTCATTATAAAATTCCTCCTCCGATTTCTTGATTTGTCAATAAAAGTAATTGATTTTCTAACTCTTGTTTTTCTTTTTCTGCTTCACTTACATATACTGGTATTTCTTCCAAAATTGGCTGTTTTGTTTCTATATTTATACCTACAATTCTATTTTTAATATAATCTATACTTCCATATGGAATATCAATATAATGTAATTCAGTTATTTTATTGTGTGGTAATACATCCCCTGTTGCTTCTCCTGTTTGCAAGAGTATTTTACCTGTTTGGTCACATATAATTCTATTTGCTCTATCCACTTTATCACCTCTATTAAGTATTCATAAATTTAACAGCTCTCCAAGCATAAGTAAAACTTTCACTACCACCTGGTAAATAAGCAGGAACTTGAACGCCATTAGCATTAAACCATACATCCCCTCCATTATTGTTATAAATAAAACCATCACCAGTATATTTATCGCTACCACTTGAGCGACTATAAATTGCTACAGCAACAAAATCTTGTTTACCACTTGTAGTAAAACCACAACAAGCAAATGTAAAAAATTTATAGTCAACTCTATAATCGCTGTCATAATATTCGCAGTCAGCTACAAAAATATTAGGTTTAAAAGCTAAACCATTAATTTTGAGCCATCCACCAAATTTAGAAGTTGTAGACCTTTTATACTCATAAGCAATTTTAGTTCCGTCGCTTCTTTGTGCAACAGAAGTACCACCTGCTACTTTAAATTGAGAATTTAACTGTGTTATGGTATTATTAGCTTGTGTTAACTGGTTCATCAAATCCTGCACACTAGCGTCCGAACTATCAAATGATGCCTTTATTTTCTCTGATAATTCTACTAAGGTATTATTTAAACTTGCTTCTATATTTTTAAGTGCTAAAGTGTTTATAATACTTGTTTTCCCAACTTTAAATCCTGCATTAACCTCAACTAATTTTGTTGATATATCATTTAAATTTACATTTTCGGGCAGTGACATTATATTCTTACTTATACTTAACACTTTTTCTGCTGTAGCATTATTACTGTCTGTAACAACTATCTTAAGTGTGTGTAGTGCATTATCTTCTAGTGTATAGTTAATTGTTTTCTCTGTTGTTAAATCTGTTGTTATAGTTTCTTTTAACACATCATCTATAAAATATTCTATTTTTGTAAGCAATGTAGGGTCTGTGTGGTCAGCTTTAAATGTAGCTGTAATGGAATTATAAGAAGATACTGTTAAAAATGGTAATGCTTGTAGTAATGTTATTTTAGCATAACCATAAGCACCAGCAGTATTTCCACCAGATTCCATAACAACATTATCAAAATAATATTCAGATGTTGGTGTGTAGCCAGTAGGCTTATAACTATCTTTAGTTAATACGTAGCCACTTCCACCTCCACCTGCTCCCACACCATTCATTCCTGCACCACCAAACCAGCCACCTCCACCGCCTTCGCCAGTTGAATCTTTAGCAGAACACCCTTTTCCAAAACTTCCGTTTTCTGTGCTTACACGACCAATACCACCTTGATATTGAGTACCGCCGGGACGATGTCTGTCGTTAGCGCTATACCCAGTACCTCCTGCTAATCCTCCTCCTGCCCCACCAGTATAAGGATGGTATGAACCACCGCCACCACCTGCGACAATTATACGAGATAGCAAACCTTGCTCATTATCCCAAGCACCACCAACGAGCCTTATATCAGTAGCACCACCACCGTACATAGAATAATAAGTACCCATAACCTGTTGATTTAAGTAACCTTTACCGCCACCATTAAAACCACTTTTAGTGTTATTACTCGTAGATGAAGAAGCAAAACCACTTTCGCCGACGTAAACATATAATGTAGTTTGTTTTTTTAATGTAATTTCACCTTTAGAATATCCGCCTTTAGCATCAGTATACCAGGAAGAATTATTGATACCTCCAGAAGAACCCCAACATTCAAATTTATATTTACCAGGTTTCAATATAACACTTTGTGGCGAACCATTATAACCAAAATTCCATTCAGTCTGCATTTTCTCACTCTCCTCTCTAACAATAAGTTATTAACTCATTTACACTAGTTGCATATTAGATAAACCACCATTTACCTTTTCTTCTAGATTAACAAATCTATCTTCGATTTTCTTAGACGAATAAGTAGTCATTTCAGATACTCTGTTATCATCTACAGTTGCATTAATAAAATGAGTTTCTGCATTTCCATTTATCACATAAACGTTTAATTCTGACCTTGTTTCACTTCTAATTTCTATAGAATTATCATCGATAATTTTAAAGTTTGTAACTACATTTTCTTTTGTAGTAGCATCTATAATATTTACAACTATTCTCTGTGTTAATAAACTATGTGTTACAGTTGATTTGAATCCACTTTCTGCATCCTCAACCCAATCGTCAATTGTTATTGTTTGAGTAGATGCCACATTAGAACCACCTGCGATTAATTGGTCAATTTTAATATTTTGTTTCTCATTTTCTGTGTCAATTCTAGTGTTTAACTCTGTTTTAGCAGTTTCTAAATTATTTGTTAATTCTGTTTTAGTTGTATCTATTTTAGTATTAACAGTACCTATTTTAGTTTCTAAGTCTTGTATATCTTTGAGTGTTGCAAAGATTATTGTTGGGTCAATTT